GTCTGAATCAGGTTATCTGATGGCTGTTTGTTATGACTGCGAAGTGATGGCGAGGTTGATGAAAGACCCCGGTCAGTTAAAAATACAGTGGCTCTACGCCAGCCCCCAACCTGCCGCGCAGGTTCCATCGGAAGTAGACGCTGGCACTCTCTACGAAGGATCATCAAAGGATACACCCTATATTCACACGCTGAGCTGGGCTCAGGGATGGAACGCCTGTCGCGAGAAAATGCTCAGAGCCACCCCTGCGGCCCCGCGACCGCCGGAGGCAATGGAATCTCAGCCTGATAAGACCGAGAAATATTCTCGGCCAGTTTGCAGAGGATGCTGGATGTTAGGAAATAATTGTGGTCATTGTGAGCGATGTAAAGATACCAAGCCTAAAGCGCCGGAGGTGGAGTGATGCACTTAAAAGCACCATTTGACTACAAAGGAATCCGCTATATACCAGGGCGCCTGGTAAACAACGCGAAAACCGGGAGAACCGGACAGAGATTTTCGGCGCGCCGCTTGTTACCTGAGAGCAGCGAGTTAATCGGGAAGGTCATTGTCTACGCCGCCAACATCAGTCGCCCGGATGTCATTAATGCGTTTGCGGATTTGGTGAATGAATGAGCTGGCTCTTTTCGCAGGCGCTGGTGGCGGAATACTCGGCGGGCACCTGCTTGGATGGCGAACCATCTGCGCAGTGGAACGTGATGCCTACGCCGCAGGGGTTCTGGCGCAACGACAAAATGATCGACTCCTCCCGCCTTTCCCGATTTGGTCCGACGTTACGACTTTTCACGGAAGACCATGGCGAGGCCGTGTTGATGTCGTATCTGGCGGCTTTCCCTGTCAGGACATTAGCGTCGCCGGAAACGGAGATGGAATCAACGGCGAGCGATCAGGCCTATGGAAATCAATGGCGCGCATCGTTCGCGAAGTACGACCGCGATTCGTTTTCGTGGAAAACTCCCCAGTACTCACTTCTCGAGGACTTGGAACCGTACTCGGAGACTTGGCCGAAATCGGGTATGACGCGGAATGGATGTGCCTTTCAGCGGCCGACTGCGGCGCCCACCATCTCCGCGAGAGAATCTGGATTCTTGCCCACGCCGACGACCATAGAGGGGGGCACCCTGATCGAAGCCGTGTCAGCGAGAACGTGGCCAACACCTGCAGCCCGCGACTACCGGAGCCCGAACAAGAAGTCCTACAGCGAGAGAGGTGGTGGAAAGAAGGGCGAACAGCTCCCCAATTCAGTCGGTGGCCAGCTGAACCCGACGTGGGTCGAGTGGCTAATGGGGTGGCCAATCGGGTGGGCCGCATTAGAGCCATTGGCAATGGACAGGTACCACGAGTGGCTGCGGCAGCATTCGCGGAATTATCAAATCAATACCAACTTATAATTGGCTGATATGAGCTCTTTTAAAAAATACATAGCACTATGCTCTACCGCGCGCATTCAGGACGCAGGAACTCGGACGGCCATGCGGGATATTGTCCTCCCAGTTTTGAAACGGGAGGAGGAGTCTCTGCGAGATTGTAGAGAACAGTGTGGCACGAACCCGGCATGGAAGGCCGACTGGGAATCGGCTGGGATGGTATCTGATGAACAGGAGATTGCTAGAGCTATCAAGATTGCCGAGAAAAGGTTGTCGGAATTCCGGCTTGGTCTAGATCAGATAGATATGTTTGCGGGATAGAGTGATGAGCAACCTACTCACAAAAGCCGAAATCGCCAGGCTCACCGGCACGAGCAATCCCGAGGGACAGAAGCAAGTCCTGCAGAGCAACCGCATCCCCTATGTGCGCCGCCGCGACGGGTCAGTAGCGCTAACCTGGGACATGGTCAACCAGGCCGTGCTCGCCCGCAGCAGCTCGACACTGGCCACCGGCAGCGTTACCGTGCCACTGGGATTCAACCTCCCCGCCGCTGCGGGATAAGCACTATGGGACGACAACGCCGACCAGAAAACGCCTGGATGCCCCGCTGGGTGGAACGCTACAAGAACGGCTATCGCGTGAAGCGCCGCGGGGATCCTACCTACCACCTGGCGGGGCCGGATGCCAGCAGGGCCGAGGTGTGGGCAGCCTACGAGCACTGGGAGGCTGGCCAAGTGGCGAAAGCGTTTATTGTCGCCGAACTAATCGACCTCTACTTCGTCAGCCCCCAGTACACCAAGCACCTGCAGCCCAGTACCCAGCAGGACTACCACAGGTACAGCCTGCGGGTCCGCAAGGTGTTTGGCGAGATGCAACCTGACGCCATCACCTCACCTCTGGTGCAGATGTTTTTGGATGCGAGAGGAGCCGACCATCCGGTCGCAGCCAACCGAGAGCGGACTTTTCTTGGAATCATCATGAAGTGGGGCAAAGCGCGGGGGTTTGTGCAGATCGAAGATCCCACTATGTCGGTAAGGCCGTTCAAGGAAAAACCGGGCGGGAGGTACGTAGAGGACTGGGAGTATACCGCGTTCTGGCACTGGCTCACCCAGCGTGGTCACATCATGCACGCCTGCTCGATGGCGATCTCGTTGATCTGCGGATCACGACAACAGGACGTGCTAGCCCTCACCCGGGCCGATGTATTGGAAGACGGCCTTATGATCTTTCAGATCAAAACCGGCAAGAGGCAGGTTAAGCTCTGGACACCTGAATTGCGCGAGGTAGTCAAGCTGGCTCTGGCGACAAACACCAAACCGAAGATCCAAACGCCTCACATCATTCGCAGCCGCTTGGGGCGCCGGTACACACGTTGCGGCTTCAATTCCACATGGCTTCGAGAGCAGCGGGAAGCTCTGGCCCAGGGTGTGATCAAAAATCGCTTCAGGTATCACGATATGAAGATCAAGTCGATTTCTGACTTCGAGGGCGACATACAGCGGTTCAGTGGTCACAAAACCCGCTCCATGGCGGAAAGGTACAACCGCACAGCCGACCGGGTGGTGTCCTTAAACAGGCCCCGAAAAGGCAAACCTCAAGATTGATTGAGGCCAAAATTACCCCACGGGATTACCCCACAGAGACCAGAAAGACAAAACCCCGCACGCGGCGGGGTTCCGAAATGCCTTTACAATCAAAGGCTTGTATGGGGTGGCCGACGGGTTTCGAACCCGCGACCTCAGGAGCCACAAGCAGGCGGACAATTATTTAAAATCAATAGCTTGCGCAAATCTGTGTGGCAAACAACACCGCCAACAACACCGCTATAGACCGCATGGCGCCTGGGCCTCAAAAAAATTGCCACCGGGCCTTTCTGTATGGATACCCAGTGCCGATCCTGAAGCGTCTTCCGCTAGATCGCCCGCCTTCCCACAGCCAACCAATGAATAACAGTAGTCCCAGGCTCTCCGGACTGCGTGCTCAGCGAAGTGGTGCCGAACGAAAATACCCCACCGCTGTCTTCTTTATCTTGTGCGCCGAAATAGTTTCCTACAGCAGAAAATGCAGCCGTTAGGGGGTTGGAAAAATTTGTGGTTACTATAGTTCCATCTCCATTGTGAGTGTGCCTACCCCACTTGATTACGATAGCGTTAGATGCCCCATAAGGTATCTGAATCTCGCCGTCGTTTGTGGTGGCGGTAGCTGACGGAGTTAGGGCCGAGAAGACTCCCTCGTTGACATAATCGGCGAAGGTTTCAAGGGTGACCTTTAGGTTTTGCCCGCTGGGTAGGCCTGTTGCTCCAAATGACCCTAAATTTGTAGCGCCCAAGGGGGTGCCGGTGAGCGTGCGAACATCCTGGGCCTCATCTTCCAGGATGGTCAGGGCGCTTTTTACCGATTGATTATTCGGGATCAGAGATCCGGGAAATGTTCCCAGATTGACGGCCCCCAAAGCCACACCTTGCGTTGCCCGAATGGCTATGTCTTCCTGTTCAAGATCCGATACATCCTGCTCAAGATCATCTACCCGCTGCTCAAGGTCTGCGACCTGCTGTTCAAGATTTTCCTCCACGCGCGGGATGAAATAGACTTGACCTTCCTGATTATTCAGAGCCTTGAAACTGTACTCCGAGGCCGACACGCTGATTTCAACCGGAGATCCGTTATAGATCGGCACCCCGCCGGCACCGGTCATGATGGGCTGCATAACAGGCACCACGATGCCATTCTCCTGAATGACGGATACAGGGATCTGGTTTCCGGGGACTTCCGGGTCTAGGTCAGGCAGCCCAAAATAAAGACTGCCGTTGGATAGCGGACGCCCTTGGGACGGGTCCGGGATGTAGGGGAGCGGGAAGATAAATTCAGCCATGCTAATCTCCAAAACGAAAAAACCCGCTCAAGGCGGGTCGTGGGGTGTTATGCGTAAAACTCTATTCGGGCGGCTCAGACCGGGGCCTGCCGGCCGGACTATCGAAGAGCCCGGTTTGATACCGGCGTGGTTGCAGGTCGCACTGGCCGGCGCTATCGGCGCTGCATTTATCGGGCTGCTGCTGTATCAGCTGGGGCGCTGGGTGTTTGGGTGATCGGCGCGCGGACCTTCTCGATGACCGCCGGCAGTCGCCACATAGCGATAGCGAAGACGCCCAAAAACACGAGCCCCCAAAATCGGGATGCCTGAAGTTCCATAATTTGCACTAATAAAAAGCCCCGCTCGGTGGCGGGGCTATCTTTACATATCCAACGGAATGGTCTGGCCTGGTTTTGGATATGCCGTATCTACCAAGGCTTTAAATTGTTTCCAGTCTGGTGACACCTTGGCGAGCGCTGTAATCGCCTCAATATGAGCAGACAGCTTTGGGTGTCCAAGATCAGTGGTAAACCACCTATGATGGTGAGTTTTCCTTCGCCCGGTTTCGCCTTTTGGGTTTACTCTTTTCAATTCCTCGTAAACTCCAGGAGCCAGCCTTTCATATACCAGATCAACCGTATATTTACCCAGTACGCCTGGACGCCTAGGTTTCTCACCTTCCGCCAAATCCTCGTAGTTCCAACCCCTGAGACGAAAGATTTGCTTATAAAAAGACTCCGGAAATGTCTTGGTCCATGGTTGCAATTCTTTGTCTATGAAGGCTTCGAGAATCTTTGCCAGAGCATTACGTGCCCGCGCATCCTGATAGCCAGTTGCCTCATCGACAAGGGCAATAATGCCAACATGCGCAAGACCGCGGATCAGTATCTCAGCTCTTTGAGCAACTTCGAGGGATTTGCCAGACAACTGCCCGGCGTCCCTAGCCTTCAACCACACATCACAGATCATTGGTAACGCCGTGGCAGGTACTCCATGGGCAGCACCACCGCCCTGCTCATGCCGGTACATCACCGGTTCGTTTACCAGCACCAGTAACTCGTTAGAAATAAAGGGTTTTAGCCCTTTGGCCGACATAAAAAAGGGAAGTTTACCAGCACCAGATGACTGCCTTTTCCAGTCCGATCCGCCAAAACTTCTCCCCAGCGCTCGTCCTACTCCTCTCTGGGAAAGAACGCGAGCTCCATCGGGCAAGACAGCGCAGGGTATCTTTAAGTCGCCGATCTCCAAGTCACCAATAAAATCAGCTTTGGGCGTGGCCCATCGCGTTTGGGCAGCAATAGATGCAATCCGCTTCCTGTCTTCAGGGCTCAGAGCCTCTGCTCGGGCTTTGCCACCTTTCGCTCTGTTTGGGTTGGGAGACATTGCAAGCAATCCTTAATTAACCAATCAACATGCTTGCATTGTATGGGGTTATTGGATGCATGCAATATGTTGATTGCATTTTTGGCGCGAATTTATACTCCTATTCCGCCACCGCCCGACGCCCAGCAATTTGCACCCTCATACCAATTTGCCACTTCCCACCAAGAGCCGGATAATGTCCGGCCCTTTATTCATGGAGTGCAATATGCGAACAATAATTCTGCTGGCCCTGGTGGGGCTTATGGTTGGGTGTGCGACACAGTCTGAGATTGATAGCTGGCTAGGATCTCACTATGACGATTTAGTTATCAGCTATGGGACTCCAGGCAGCGTATCTCCGTTATCAGACGGACGCTCTGTCGTCGAATTTTACTATTCCCAGAAACAAGGAATTACTTCATACACAAACCCTGTGCTAGGACTCCAAGTAAATGGGGGCGGTGAGTTCAGTTGCACGCTGCGATTCGTTTTGGGGCAGGATGGTTACGTACAAAATGGTGCCTTTTCGGGCAATACCGGCGCATGCAATCGGCTCGTGCATAGACGCAAGTAGCATATGTCCCCACCACGAAGGTATACAAGCCAGAAAACTATAATCGTCACAGAGAAAAAGCAATGCAACAACAAGGCGGCCCATTCATCACGATTGCCATGTATATATTGATCATGGCGCCGATAGTCTATCTGTCTTACAGAATCTCAAAAAAGAAGAGGTGGCACCCGGCAATTATGTGCACATTAACTGTTCTCCCATTTACCAATATTCTGTGCATCTTCTATATCGCACTGTTTGTGATTAACAACGCTTCCGAGGCGACGAAGAGGGTTGATGGATAAAGAGCCCCTCCTAATTTGATTTATTCTGTCATCTCTTCTCGCGATGGCCCACGTTCGGAAAGAGATGACAAGAGGGCTGATGTATCGGAAATCGCTTTATAATAAGCGCCTGATCTAGGCGTGGAAGCCGCAATACGCTGGAATGCCTTGCGCACAGGCGCGCTTTCGTAAGCCCGAGCCATAAGGCCATAGACCCCGGCGCCAGCAGTGCCAAGGCCGCCTGTCATGGACGCGTCTGTAACTACCGCTGTGGGAGCTCCAATCTGAAATAGCTCTTGTCCAGTCGGCGTTAAAACGCCAGCTTGTGCTGCCCGTCTTGTTGCTCCGAGATACGATTTAAGACCATCTAGAAATTTACGATCTGCGCCATCGAAGGCAATATCGGTGGCCTTGGACATTTTGTTTAGTTCAGTCAGAAATCTGTCTGGTGAAATCTCATCGTCTCTCGATGCCTTTTCCGCAGCTTTTGTAATCAGCCCTGCTCGAGCGGTCCGTTTTCCATCTGGCGATAGAGATTTGTATAAAGTTTTAACTTCGCTAGGTTTATTGCTGTACAGAAGGTTGTTGACAGTTTCCGGCGTAAGGTCGCCCTTATCTAGAACACTTTTCAGTCTAGTGCGCCTAACTTGGTCGGCTTCTTGAGCATAGACGGTGTTCGCGCGCTTCCACTTTTTAGCCGATTCTTCGCCCAGCTCTTGCTTTATAACGGTATCCATATCGTCTGTCATGGACGAATATATCTTGTCTATTGCAGTTTTTGAGCGAGTGGGCATAGTCATGCGCTCACCCTTCACTCCCTCTCTAAAAGTGGTTCGGAGACGATCAAGACTTGCAAATGTGGGGTCTGCCAGAAGGTCGTCACGGTAATCCTGAAGCTTTGATACTGTTGCAGAATCAGCCGTCTTTAGAGCTTCGCCACCGGGAGAACGCGTAAGGCGCCTTATCTCATCATCAATGGCGCCTACCGCTCGATTTACCGCGGGAACATCCGCGACCTGATCGGCATACTGCTGCCGCGCACGGCCGGCGGCTTGCTTGATTCGGGACTTGCTGGCAGAGAGACTGGCGACCACATCTTCGGGCTTATATTCTCCAAAAGTCTCCACATAGTCTTCCACAGTTTTTTGTCGCGCCTTTTGCTGCGCCCTACGTACGCCGCCCGTCCCTGTGACCGGAATTTTTTCGGCAGCGGCCGCAGCAGATTTACCTGCGAATGTTTCCGGTGGGCGCACGTCAGATGTCATTAGAGGAAGATCGTGCTCTTGAGCGAATCGAGTGGCCTCACCGGCCGGTATATCAACATCTCTGGGGCGTCTAGCCATTTGGGCTGCCGCTGATAAGCCAAATGGCGCTAACACACCACCTACAACCTCACCCAGTACACGTCCGGGCTCTCCGCCTACGGCTTCTCCAGCCACTCCACCTAACTTTGCGCCCGCACCGGAAGCGGCGCCAGTCGCAGCGGCAGCAGGAATTGTCTCTTGGCCGGCCTGGCGCAGAACTCCAGGCATAATGCCCTCAGAAGCTGCCGTAAATCGTGGCAATTGCTGGGCAGCGCCAGCCCCCAATCCTGCACCTCCCACTGCCGCGGGGACAACTTCTCCGGCGCCGCGCACAACGTCCCGAGCAAGACCTGACTCCATGAAGTTTCCCTGGGTGCCGGCGGCGGTGGCCTCTGTGATCGATGGAACCCGGAACTCAGAACCCAGCACCTGGGCCACGGCGTTGATCTGGTCCGTGGTCAGGAAATCGGCCAGCTTCGTTGCGCCGCGGTTGAATGCGGCCATGAACTCCAGGGGAGCGGAGGCGATACCCGTGTCTTGTGGTTGCTGGGACTGCTGCGGCTCAGCGCTAGGCTGCTGTGGCACGGGCGCAGCCGTGTCCGCCGAGGCCTGCTGGGGAGCTGCCTCCTCAACCGGCCGCGCCGTGGAAATGTTGAACTTGCCGCGCTGTTTCGGTTGCTCGGTTTCCTCCACCGGGCGCGCGGTAGATAGATCAAAGGCCATCAGATTTCCTCTACTTCGCCGCCGGGGCCGACATAGGCACGGTTACCCTGGGCATCGGTCATCAACTGCCAACCCTGTGCGTTGCGAGTGGGCACTTCTTGCGGGGAGGGCTCTTCCTCTTTGGTTTCCCGCTGCTCCTTCAGCGCTCTCTGCTCCTCCACCCATTCGGCCCTGGTACCGCCGCGGCTGAAGAATAATGCGGCCTCTTCCATCTGGTCGGCGAGCTTGGCCTGCGCGTCCCGTTTTGCAGTTATCCACTCCCTGGTCGCTTCCGGAGTCATACCCCGCGGCATGGCGGTTTCCATGGCCAGCTTCAATTCACCTTCAGACAGCGCGCCAAATGTGACAGACGAGACCACGTCAAGCCCAAGCCGGTTGGCTGCGTTCTCGAACCGGATGGTTGACTGTTTGAATGACGGAAGCATGGATTGAATCTTGCCAATATTTGCTCCCTCATCGATTGCCGCTAATGCCTCGTCATAATTGGGGAGGGTTCCGCGAATTTGGTCGACTTGCTTGAATATATCCTCTGCCGCTTTGGCGGTCTGCTCTGCCATCTTTGTGCGGCGGGAAACCTCGCCTCTGGCTGATCCAAGATCTTCTGCAAGCCCAATTTCTGCTCCCAGTGCGCCTGCTTTTCTACCTCCGGATGTGCGCTGGGCAATATCGACGCCAAAATCTCTGGCCTCTCTAATCGCTTTAGCAGCATCCGAACCTTTCAACAATTCTCCTTCCGGGGAATACACGCGTGGGCCGCTTGATGTGGACTGTATGATACCCCCGTCCGGGAGTATCTCTTGCGCTCCCACGCGCGTTCCGGTGCTTTCCAGCCCACGCTGCGTCAAGTAAGCTTCATATTCTTTCGGAGCCGCGCCAGCAAGCCACATCGCCGTATCTCGCTCAGCGGACTCAGGATCTCGGCGCCACTTGCCCAGCATTGTCAGCATGTTCTTAGGCGGCCTACCGTCGGTTTCGTCGGTTACCCGCTGGATTCCCTGTGCGATATGATCGGCGGCGTTATCGGGGTCACTCAGGGCAGCGCGCGCGGTATCTAGAAAAGCCCGTTCGCTCCGTTCATTCTGGAAGCCTACCGAAAGTTTCATGGACTCCTGAAGCTCGGGATACTTTATCGCGGTTTCCATCATTATATTCGGGTCACCAGATTTGTACGCCTCCATAGCTGCGCCCTGCACCTCATTAAAGCGCGCCTCTGCTTTCTTCTCGCGACCTACTTCCGCGAGAGTTTGCCCAAGACCAGAAAGGCCAGCGCCAAAATCACCACCTGGCTGCACACGAAAAGGATTTCCCCCGCCTTGAGAGGGGGTCGCGGGATTACCGCCAGCATATTGAAAAGCCATTAGAATATGTCCAGAATTTTCCCGAGAGTGCCGTCTTTGGCCTTATCCCAGAAGTTAGAGAAATCCAGAGTTGCTAGCTCGGCGCCGGCTTCCATGTCCTTGCCAAACCCGAACTTGTCATCCTTCCCGAAAATCTTGCGGCTCCAGTAAGGCGCATCCTGTTCCAGCACTTTTCCGCCGAGCAGATCCTTGTAGTAATCGGACCCGGACCGGCGATTTCTATCCGGATCATCTTTGGCAGAGGATTCATTGGCAATGATGACCGCCGCCAGGGCTGCCCAGGGGCCGGCAGAGGCGAGCGCGGAGCTTCCCCCTCCTGCCGCACTGCCTCCGGCTCCACCTCCGGCAGAGGCCGCCCCGCCGCCTCCTGCCGCGCCACCACCAAACATGCCGCCGCCCCCTGCAAACTGCTGATACATCTGCAACCCCTGCATAGGATTCATGCCGCCCTGTTGTTGCTGCTGTGGCTGCTCGACAACAAACGGGTTTCCCTGCGGCTGCTGAGGTACGCCACCGTAGTATTCAAACGCCATGCGCACCTCCCAGGGTCACGAATTTGTAGCCGCTGATCTCGGTCACGGCATCGGGCATTACTTGCTCAACCTCGTCAGCCATGGGGCCTTGAGCCTTACCATAAAGACCCAGCTTGTTGGCGGCGGAATTCCATACCCACTCGTACCAATTCAGGCCGCCGCGCGTGCCGATTTTTAGGACGGATGATTTCAGGCGGCGGTCTGAGAAAGCGCCATAAGCCTGTAGCCCAAGGTTTGCGAGCCCCATCAAATTTCCCCCTGCCATCTGGTTGCCCTGCTGCTTTGCCTGCGCCGCGGCAATCTCGCCTTGAGCGAGAGTCTGCCCGATACCCGCGGTGCCGGCAGCGATTTGAGGAGCCAGGGAGGGAAGGCCGGCAAGGCCCCCAACGCCCTGCATCTGCTGGTTATAGGAGGTCAGCAACGCCTGGTTCTCCAACTGCTGTGCATTCTCCGCCAGGGCATCATTGGCATTCCCGGAGCGCAGCCCGCCGGTCGCCGAGGCATTGCGCAAGATTGACTCCTCGCTTTGCTCCAGGCCTCCCATGATCGCCCCGTAAAGCGGGGATTCGCGGGCCTGGTCAATGATCTCCTGTTGACTGCCCTCTCCTCCCGGCAGCCCATAGGCGCCTGCCAGGTACTTCAGCGCGGATTCCCGGAACTGCTGGGGGAGAGCCTCGGTTTCCTTGAGGTAGTCCAGGGCCTCCCGCTGGTAGTCCGCCTGTATTTGAGCTGCGTCTTTCGCTGCGTCGGCGGAATCATCGCCACCGCCTCCGAAAAAATCTCCCATTATCTTATCCTCGCCATAGCCAAAACATCGCCCCTTCGGGCAAATTCTCTAAACCCACATCGGGCGGCTAGTCGTTGTAAACTCCTTTTTTTGATCGTTGCAATAATCATTCGGCACCACTCGTATTGTCCGAATAGCCAGTCTATGAAGATTTCCCCTGATTCCCGTGCAGACTTGGCATCTCGGCTGCAAAAATGAATCATCATCGCTTCACCCTTCCGGCAAAATGAAAACCAGCTCTCTCCGACGCGGACAACAAGGTAGTTTTCATTCCTAAATAGTTCATCGGGAATTTCAGTCGCCCTCGGTGTATGTAGTTCCAGTGGAGCGGAAATTGAGTCCTGATGCGCTTCCTTGAGCGATAACGTTTGTATTTTCATAGCCTTGCCCTAGAACCTCCTGAATATCGACCGATGAATTGGCAGGTACGGTATATACGGCGATCACAGAACCAGAAGCAGACGTTAGGTTTGGGCTCTCCCATAAGGTTAAAACCCTATTTGCGCCTGCCGTGTTATGCACAGAGGCCGCCGTTACGCCCACCCTCTCAACAGCAAACGGCAGTTGAATTACCGCAGTATCTGAGGTGCCCACGGGGATCAATCCAAAATCAATATCCGATCTAATAGCCATATTATGCTGGCGGCAGTAAGCCGCTTCCTGCGTTCATCAAAATGTTGAAAGTTATCGAATCCCCTACCTGAAGGTCGTAGGGGGTATAAACCAAGCTTGACCCACCGCCAACCGTTACCTCATGAACCGACAGTACCAGCGTAGTTCCGGCGAACGAGGTAACCTGCACTCTGAACTGATCGGTGCTGGCGGATGGGCTTATTAAGTGCTCAATCGCGTAGGTGTGCCGAGACTGTATGGATTGGCCGTTTATCGTGCCTTGCGTCAAGGTCACCGTGTAAATACCTACTCCAGATCTGACGATCCCGTTGACGTTGTAGGAATGCTGAATCACCGGATTTAAAACACCATTTCCAGCGATCAAAAAGCTGCATGCCTTCACCGGGAAAAATTCAAACAGGTCATTCACATCATCAAATAGATCGTCTATTCCCTTTTCGTTGCTCAGTGAGCGTGCCCTGATTTGGGAAATCTGCGACTTGTTCGCCTGAACACCGGCAGAAAGCCTTTTTTGTGACGCAATGATCTCTCCGGCATTCTGGTCTATTTCGTCAGCCAGTAGAGCCGCATCCCGGAGGATATTTAGGTAGTCCTCAATCAATGCGTCAGTCCATGGCTCTCCCGATTTCTGCTTGGTGATCTCTTTGAGATCGGAGGCAGAAAGAACAAGCCTTTGTAACTGGGAAGATACGCCGTTAGCCATGCTCGATTCTCGCCAGGGCGAAGGCCATTCTTGACCGAGTGGCGCCACGAAACTTGAGCGCAAACCAATCGCTCACATAGCCGAACCGGTAGCGGATGAATCTCTTTCCGTAATCGGCAGGTGATCCATATTGCATGGTGTATTCAAGTCCGTGCGTTACGCCGTCATAGGTCAGAGATACAAATACCGTTGCGTCATTCGTCGTTGTAAATCCCGGTATGGTTTCAATCTGCACCTCGTCTATAGACTGGGTTTCGAGATATACGAAAGGAGTGAATAGTATCCATTCTACGATCTGGCCGTATTGAAGGGCCGTAGTACTATCCAGGATTCCATATCTTCCGTCGATCTTGTCGCCGAACACCCATTCTCCCAATCGGGTTTCAAATATTCCGTGCTTTCCTCTCCATTGGTCATCACCCTGAACGTCCGACTTTATGATCGTCCACGCCTGCTCAATGCCGGCAGCTTGCGCCAGGGTATAGTTAAATTTGAGCGTATGGTTTGGCAGGTGGAGAATGACGTGGCTATATCCATCCTCTTCATAGGATTCCATGACCACAGAAGCCAGTTCTGTTTCGTTATACTGCCCTATGATTTTATCTACCTCTCGGGTTGCTACTCTAGTAGCAGATCCAACACCCAATTGGTGCACGGAGACAGATTCCTCTTTTCTTCCTCCCAACATAAACCAATTTTGGGAAATCTCTACTATTGCATGCGTGCCAACTATCCCTATTTTTACGGCACGGGTAGCTACTCGTTGAAATGCGAAGTTGTCGGTTGCTACGTTGACGAAATATTCCGTGGTATATCGGTTTGGTACGATTACCTTGTTGTCATTGGTCAGACCTACCGCAAGGGTTGGGTCGGGTGAGAATTCAGAAGTTGCGAACTTTAGCGGATCAATAGAAGTTTCGTCGTTTATATCCGTGTGATAGAGAAATTCCCCATCCGTCAAAAAGTAATAACCATCAACCCAGACCCCATCTATTGGATTACCAAGGTCTGGGTCGGTTATCTCAATAAATCCTCCACCAGGGGAATACTGGAAAAATCGGCCGCTTGCGATGATTCCTTGGGTGTTGAAGCTGTATGGTAGGCTTACAGTGTCTTCTCCTGGGACGGTTCCTAGAAAGGTGAACGCCCCATTCCCGTCCACTCTGCCGAACTGGGTTCCTTGAATCCTGAAATGCATTTGCAACCGTTCATTCCAGATAGCTCCCCGGCAAACGCCAGGGGAATTACCGAATTCAGTTAATCCGGCCTCTTGGATCATATACCCCTGAGCGCCCAAAACAGGGCGCAGAACGGCCGTCATATTGACAGGCAGAGCATCCCGGTAATCCGTCTCGGAACCTTTCTTATCACCCTTGATTAGGGTGAGGGGCATAGTGGCCATTCAGTTGCTCATGTCTTTAGAATAAATACACGGATTTCTGTATCCAATTGAACCCGTCATAAAACAATGTGATGTTGTGGCGTATGTCGGCCAGGGTAACCGGATCTGCCCGAATATTTCCGTTCCCCGTAATCACAACATCCAAAACATCAGAGGCAGGGTTAAGCATGATTACATCCCCAACCTGAATCCCAGAATCGTTGATGGTATCTAGCTCATCACCGCTCACGCCGCCTTGAGGCGCCACTCTGTACCAGCCCAGCCTTCCTGTAAGAGTAAGCTCTCCATTGGAGATCGCCAGAATGGGTGGAACCCCTATGTTCTGGCGAGTAAATGGACCGGATGACCCATTAACAATACCCAAAGAGCTGAGAGCGGCGATTAATTCTTCTCTGGTTCCCGAGGTTAGAACTGGAGGGGCCGGTGGTGGCCCGTCCGATACTTCGATAATTGCTGAACTTCCGTCGAGTGAAATCTGGCTATACAGATAACCGTCGGAGCATTGCGCCTCCAAATAACTGCCTACCCACCCATCATCTTCTCGGTATCGGCTCTGCGCAAAATATCCATCGGCAAGAACGGTGGCAATAGTGTCTTCAGTCTGGTAAATGTATTTGTTAAAAATTCCTTGGGACTGGCTCACGCTGCGAGTCAGTTTTGATTGATTAAACGACATTTGCTATCTCCTGCAAGTCTACAACCTCGAAATTTACATCCTTGATTAGGGTTCTACCCGCATCGGTATTGATTGTGAACCGCACAGCTTGCCATGCTCCACCTATTGTTCTGTTAGCGCCAGTGAATGCCAAGCTGATAGCGGTAATCGAGTAGTCAATATCAAGACCTATCACGACTTCATTGTCTATTGTAAGGCCGTCCGAAACGTCAGTATAAAAGTCTATGATGCTTTCGCCTTTCTCCATTTCCTGACTAAACGAGATCGTGTAATTCTTTGTCTCACCAACCTTAATGGGATTGGTTGAGCAGTTGTTTGGTGGCAAAACTTCTTGTCGGTAGAATCTTGCCCAGCGCGGATACCGATAATTTCCAGATCCCACAGGCATCCTGTCTGGATACTGAACCTGCCTCAGCTTGTCGCGCATAACTCGCCCGGATATGCTCGATATTGAGGAGGCGGCCTGCGCCATCAACTGGGCCGGGACCATCTTATTGAAGTCCGGGATAAGGCGCGTAGCGAGCAGCGAAGAAATCCCATCTTTCGACCAGTTCGGGATATTGGTGACGCTGTTGGGGTCTGGGCAATCCTCAAAATTGTAATTGAGGCAGATATTCCGAGTGCCAGACAGCTCGCTCATCATGTTTTCAAGCCTTGTCAGCGCCAGCTCCAGGTCTTCCGCAGACGGAAGTACAGTCAGACCGGAAATGCGCAGCTTTGAGTATGCCTCATTGATCCGGTTGACCTTCAAGTCCTGGCAAGAAGACCCTGTATTTCCGCTGACTACGTTTGACATTTTGCTCTACTCTTTCCTCAGTATTTATTTTTCGGCTTTTCCTTGCCGACCATTGTGTATTTGGATTTTTCAACCACGGGAGACTTTATTTTCTTGGTCTTCGGTTTGTCCATTTTAGGCCTGGATACAGTACGCTTAATATCTACTTTCTTTTTGTCTGCCATGGTTGTTTCCTCAGTTAGTTATTTCCCTATCACCGCTAGTGACACAGCTACGCCGTTCGCGGTTACTGTTGCTGCCAGAAGTATTTCAATGCCCAGCAGATTAGTGGAGTTACGTTGGTGTGCTTGCACGGTCACTCCGTTTTCGTCTTGGCTCGTTATCCGCGCCCACTGATTAGTGGCGAGGTTGTTTGCGTCTATGAACACCAACGGCGGAGCCGCGAACGGCGGATCGTAATTGATCGCGAGTTCCCCAGAACCAGAAGTTACGCCGTTGAAAAACTCCACCCGCCTCGTGGCATCGAATTTAGTGGGGTCGTCTTGATGTAGTGATCTTACGCTAGTCATGTATTAAACCGGTGTTGTGAAAACGTAATCCCAGCCGGCGCCTAGCAATCTCAATTGCCGCGCGACAGTTCCTGCCAACTTGTTGATGAGCATGCCATGGCGCAGAACTACCGTTGGCACAGCTGTATGTGTCGCAACCAAAACACCATCTATATAAAATTGAGTTTCAGTTGCATCATCGTTCACGATAAGCTCCAGAACTTGGCGAGTGCTTCCGGTAGTAGGGGCAACTGCCGTGTTGGTAATTTCCTCGCCGCCTCCGGCATCTTGTGAGGCACACACCCAGTTGCCACTATTAACTGTGTGGGTGTAGCGGAATAATGCTTCGTTGTCGTCACTCACTACGTCAAAAAAACCGCCAGTCAATCCACAGGCTGCTTCAAATTCTTCAGTACCGGTACTCAGATTATTGAAACACACATCTTTTCTGAATCTTGCTCTCCCCATGCCGAGATTAAAACAATTCTGAGAAGTCATCCGGGCATGAGCATTGGCGGACCCACCTGTGCTTAGCGCAACTCCTCCGCCGACTGGTAAAGTTAGAGACGCCCCGCCAATAATACCCCCGTTCGCAACTATGCCGTTATAAAGGTGCAGACCGGCGCTCACTGCGGTAAACCAAGTCCACTCAGAGCTATAAGCAATCTTCCCCGAAGATGGTTGGTCTATGGGGAATACGGAATTTACTGGCTGTGATTGCACGGTTGTAACCGCACCTTCTTTTTGGGTTGTACTAATTAATTGTGCCATATCACACCACCGAGATACGTTGGAAGCCGCGCGTTGCGTCTATGTACTCCAGAGTTATGGCTCCGTCGTCGACACTCATCACCAAAGTGGCCGAGCCCGTACCCTCAAAGTTGTGGGTTTCAAAATCAATGGTGAAACTTGCTGTTCCGAAATTGGATTCATAATCCACAAACCGAACAATATCTCCCGGTTCCCAGTCGTCTGGCTGCATGTGCGTAGTCTGTGCGCCGTCAGTTAAAGTGTCAATCAGGTAGGTAACTTTGCGCTGCGGGTTTACTGGAGCGTATGAATTGGAATTATTGGAGTCTACTACCTCTGGAGTAGTTACTACTGGAACCCAAGCAGCTGCTGCTGAGTCATCCACCAAACCCAACCCAGAAGTAGAGCCTAATGCTGCTGTTAGTTCTTGTTGGGTGCCGGAGATTAGGATTGGTTGGGGGATTGGGGTTGCGCCGAAATAACCCGAAGAAACTTCCTCCGTGACTAGGTTGAAGCTGTATCTGACAATGGGGAATTCTGTGGGCATCCCAGGGACGGCAACATATATTTCATTATTTAATGTTGCGGGTGAGTCCAATTGATTTCTATGCAGGCTGGAGCGTATTTCATAATTCTCCACAGTAGCATGAACAGAGTTCCTTAAATCCTGAGCCCTCGAACCATTACGCACGTGCGTCAGAGCCCGAGGGGCGGAACCAGACTCCAAAAGGCCCATCGACGCTAACCGGCTACCGGCCGACGGGGTACTACCTGTGTATGTTGAAAAGCTACCCCCCACAGTTCCTAAAAACATATCCGCACTGGATATAGTTCCAAGACTTGTAAACACCGCCGACCGACTGGGTGTATTTACAGTTCCTCTAATCCCATCATCATCCACAACCAAAACATCAGCACCATTATGCTGTAGGGCTACTGAGGTGTCTGTGCCGTTCCATGCTGCACGGAAATACTGATTTCCAGATACGCTTTGCGTGGAGGCAGCGCCAAAACTTAAAGCATCTTTGAGCGAAACTTCTCCTGCAAGACTAACGTCGAAGTTAACGAGGAAATCAATCCCCGTTGCTCCGGCAGCCTGCACTACTCCGTCTTGGGCTATGTATATGCCGCTGGCGGGGAACGGAATAAACTCCAGTCCGCTTTCTCCGCCATTAACTACTACAACTTGCCCCGCCGCTCCTGTGTAGTCTGCTGGGGTGTCTGTAAGCTCTGTGAACGCCTCCGCCCCAATTACAGGAACGTTCACTACCGGATTGGCCGGGTCTGTGTTGTCTACGGTTACGTTTGTTCCAGCGACTACAGAAGCAACTCCGGTATCAGGGAAAGGAGCAAACTGAAGGCCCGTCTCTCCGGCATTAACCCTAACTGATTGTAAGCCAAATCCCGTGTAATTCGCCGGTGTGTCGTCTAGCTCTAAAAATGTATCGGGGCCGAGGTTCGGTACATTAATAACAGGGTTGGTTG